TAATCTGCCCGCTAGACCACCCCGGCTGAAGGTCCGCGTGGTTCGTGAAGTGGATCCCCTGCAGCGAATGCAGATCGCGGATCTGTACGTCAATCGCCTGGGTGGAACCATCGATGACGACCAGTTCAGGGACGAATTCGACTTCAAGCGGCCCAGTGGTCCAGCGCTCGCTGGTGGCCCTGAAACGAAGCCTCCCGCAGCACCGGCTGCCGATGATGACGCCGCAGTCCCGATGATGAATCAAGCCTAGTTTCACACTCCCGATCCGATCCCACAAAAGCACCCACCGAATGCGGAAGGCCAATCCTGGCCACCGTGAAGGTTCGCAGTGTTCCAACGTTCACTGACTGCGCCGCTGAAATTTTCAGCCTGCGCGCGGCAGGTGACGAAGAGTCGCTGACGAAGGCGCAGCGGGAAGCGCTGCTGGCTGACGTCCGCGGCAATCCAGGGTCCACCGCGAAGATCCGCATTGAAGCGGTGACCTATCTGCAGGCGGACGGTGCGCCGAACCGGAACCACGTGCGCTTCCGGGAAGGCGCCATGCGCGCCATCGCCAAGTCCTTCCGCGGTGCGCCATTCCTGCGGGACCACAACCAGCGGGAGATGCTGGCGCGCGGTGGCACTGTCGTGGATTCGCAGCTGGTCGAGCGCGAAGACGGCAGCAAGGGATTCGTTCAGACGATCGAACTGACGAAGCCATGGGCCATCGAAGCCGCGCTGGACGGGACGCTGGACCGCTTCAGCATCGGCTGGCGCGCCACGGGTCCAGTGACCTGCACGATCTGCAGCGCGGAATTCGAGTCCGGATTCTTCGGACTCGCTCCTACCTGCGATCACGAACCCGGCCAGACGTACGAAGTCCGCGGAGGCGCACAGCGCTTGTGCGAAGCGGAATTCAGCGCCGCTGAAGGTGTCGAGTGTTCTGGAGTCTCCGTGCCTGCGGTAGCGGACACGGGGATCGAGTCCATACGCGTGGCACTGGCAGCGGGGGACCCCGAACTGCTGCGCGCGTTCACGTCCGCAATTCAAGAGAAGGAGTCCAGCATGAAAGCCATTGCCACGGCGCTAGGCCTGGCCGCTACCGTCGACGAGTCGACGATCCTGGCGGAAGTCGAGAAGCGAAACGCGCTGCTGGACGCAGAGCGCAAGGCGCGCGTGGAAGCGGAGGCGCACCTGGCCGCTGCGCGTGAGGCTGCGGCGCAGGCGCGACGCACCGAACTGGCAGCGCGCGCCATTCGCGAGGGGAAGGTGATTCCCGGTTCCCCGATGGCAGGCACGATCGAACGTCTGGCGCTGACCAGCCTCGAGTGTGCCACGGACCTGGTGGACCAGCTGCCGCGCCTGACCCCGGTAGGCCAGGGGCTGCTGTCCGCGCAGCCTCCCGCGCCTGTGGACAGTGCCGCAGCGCTGTCCGAGACAGATCGCAAGGTATGCGCGCAGCTGAAGCTGACCCCTGCGCAGTTCCTGGCGACGAAGAACGCCACTAACGGAGGGATCTAAGCCATGGCTGCTGCGACGACGGATCGCGATACCCCGCAAAAGAAACTGCTGCGGGAAGTGGCATATCCCGTGGCTGCTGCCGAAGTGATCCCCGGTGGCGTGCTGGTGGCCGTCAATGCCGCTGGCTACGCGGTGAACGCCAGTGACACTGCCGGCCTGACCGTCGTCGGTGTGTCCTTCGAAGGCATCGATAACACCGACGGTGTGAACGGCGAACTGGAGATCAAGGTCCTGCACGGTTCGTTCAAGCTGGCAAACAACGGGGTGAACCCCGTGGTGCAGGCGACCGTAGGGAAGGCCCCGCAGGTCGCGGATAACCAGACTCTGCGCGCGAGCGGAGCCACTAACGCCATCACTGCCGGAGTCGTGGACCGCCTCGAATCCGACGGTGTCTGGATCTGGATCGGTTAAGGGAGGCGACCCATGATCATCAATGGCGCAGTGCTCGATAGTCTCCGCGTCGGCTTCCAAACGACGTTCCAGAACGCGTTCAGCACAGTCGATCCGGTATGGGATCCATTCGTCCAGCGAATGACCACGACCAACGATGTCGAGTCATTCACGTGGATGGAAGGCGTTCCCGAAGTGACGCAGTGGGTGGACGATGCGCAGTTCCGCACGTTCAGCGCACAGGCCTGGCAGGTCGGCCATAAGAAGTGGCAGGCCGGTATCGTGGTCAGCCGCGAAGACGTGGTGGACGACAAGCTGGGCCAGATCCTTCCACGCATCAATGACCTGGCGAACCAGGTCAGGAAGCACCCCGGAAAGCTGGTCTATAACAAGATCAATACCGGGGACGTCACCGTCTGTTTCGACGGAGAATATTTCTTCGACGATGATCACCCCGGTGGCCAGTCGAACATCATGACTGGGCCGCTGACGGCCGCGAACGTGAACGCCATGCGGCGTCTGTTCGCTGGTCGCCGCGATCGCTTCGGTGGCCTGGTCGATTCGACCATGACGCACCTGGCTGTTCCCCCGTCGCTGGAAATGACAGCACGGGAGATCCTGCAGCCCGCGACGCTGGCGAACGGCGCTACGAACCTGAACCAGGGAATGGTCCAGCTGCTGGTCCTGCCCGAACTGGAGTATGGCCCCAACGGCAGCGCGGTGAAGTGGTACGGGTTCGATCTGTCACGTGGAATCAAGCCGTTCGTGTATGTCGAGCGCGAAGGCGTAACGGTCGAAACGCAGACGACTCCTGAATCGGAGAACGTCTTTCTGCGCCAGATCTTCCGCTTCAATGCCTGGTATCGCGGAAACGTGGACTATCTCTTCTGGCAACTGGCCGCCATGAGCACGGGGGTCTAACCATGAGCATCTTTAAGAAAGACCCCGCTAAGGACGCTGCGACTGCGCAGAACCAGGCTGCGCCGCAGACGCAGGCGCAGACAGTGGACGCGGATCGCGTCGCTGCCGCTGCTGCCGCTGCCGTCACGCAAATGCTGAACCAGCCGCGCCTGAACCAGGCCGCGATCGACGAAGCGCGCGCGCGTCAGCGGCGTCCGAAGGACGATACCCGTGCATTCCGCGTCCACGTTCGCGGTGGTCTCACGCGCAAGCGTCGCGCTGGTATCGAGTGGACCACCGATCCGCAGACGGTGAATGCAGAGGATCTCACCGAGGACCAGGCGATCAGGCTGCTGAACACCCCGCATCTGTATGTCGAGGAACTTTCTTCCACGTCGAAGGACGCGGTGAAGCCGAACCAGCAGACGGGACCGTCCCCTGACCAGCTGCGCGCGCCTGGTGATGCGCCAGTTCCCACCCCGACCGAGTCCCCTGGCCGTCTCGGCGTGGGGGCCACCCTCGGCGGAATGACTGTCGTGGAAGCGCCAGCGACACAGCAGCAGGCGCGGACTGCCACGCGCCAGGCGACCGCGGACAAGGGAACCACGGACAAGGGTTAATCCGTGGCGTACGCCAGCCAGGAAGACGTCGAGCGGGTGGCCGGTGGCGCGCAGGCGCTGGCGGACCTGACTGATCTCGACGGGACTGGATCCGGAGAAGTGGATCCGGACGTGCTGGCTGCAGCGCTGGCTGACGCGGACGCGGAAATCAATTCGTACGTGGGACGCAATCGCAAGGTCCCGCTGGCCGAACCGTATCCGCCTCGAGTGAAGCGGGTGGCTGCTGAAGAAGCGGTCCACCTGCTGCGCCTGCGACGGCGCATGGTGGGGGACGCGGACCAGCAGCAGCACGAAGACAATCTGCGCTGGCTGGAAGGTGTCGCCAAGGGGTTCCTGACGCTGGGTGTGGAACCACAGGGAGAGAAGTCCTCTCTGGTCTCGCCTGCCGTGGTGCTGGTGGGTGAAGACGATCGGGAGATCACCGCAGAGAACCTGAAGGGGATCTGGTGATGCGTCCGGTTATGGAAGTGGACATCAGCGATGTCACGCGCGGCTTGAACCTGATGCACCTGAAGGCAGCGGACCTGCGGCCCGTGTTCAAGGATCTGCGCGCGGTCCTGAAGGAAGAGATCGCAGAGCACTTCGAAAAGAACGAAGGGCCAGAAGGCCCATGGGAACCACGGTCCCGCGCCTACGTCGAGAAGATGACGGCGAAGCCGCGCGCGCGTAGCGGCTGGTCAAAGAAGAAGGGCCGCATGGTGTTTGGCACCACCAGGCGACGCAGGAAGGGATCCAAGTGGGAATCGCGCCAGCTGGGCCGCTTCCGCAGCGTGGGTGCCTACCAGTTCCACGTCGAGCCGCAGCAGCTGACCATGAACGCGAAAGGTCCGTGGGCGGGGATCCACCAGTTCGGTGGCACTGCAGGTAAAGGCGCGAACATTCCCGCGCGTCCCTTCCTGTGGGTCAGTGATCGCTTCGTGGACACGTTCAGGCGTTCGCTGGAACGCCACGTGCTGTCTGGGTGGGTGAAGTGAGCGCGCGTGCGGACATCGAAGACGCGGTGATCGCGCTGCTGAAGGACATGGTCCGTCCTGGTGGTGTGCAGACAGTCCGTCACTACGCGGGTGAAATGGGAGTCGACACTGCCGAAGACGTCATGGCTGCGCTGGGTGGTGCAGCGCCAGGCATTCTAGTGACGACCGATCGCGGACTCTACAAGGGGATCACGGTCCAGCGTGATCGCTACCGCCGCGATGTCGAAGTGGTGCTGTACCTGGTGAGCGTTTCACAGTCCACGCGCGAAGCGAGACTGCGCGGACCGAACCAGCTTTATGAACTGGCGGACGCGACGGTGGGACGCCTGACGGGTGTGAAGCCGCTGCCTGGTGAAGGCTGCGGCCACCTGGAACCAGTCAGCGAAGAAGTCGTGGCGCATACCCCGGTGATCGCGGTGTGGCGCCAGTCGTGGATGGTGACGGTGGAATCCGAACTGGCGGAAGCGCCAGCCGCGGACGTCACCGAAGTGGCTGGCCGTGTCGCGGACGAAGCCGAAGAAGAACCCGAAGACGAAGCGGCACCGATTGTCAGGGTGTCGAACCTGATCACGTAAGCAGGAGTCAACCATGGCGAAGACACTGCGGGTTAAGGCTGGGAAGAATGGACCTGTGTTCCTGCCGGAACCGATCCAGGGTGTCCAGCAGATTACCGATGATGAGTGGATCGAAGTCCCGGCCACCAGCTATATCCGCGGACGTCTGCGCGCTGGCGATCTGGTGATGGAAGCGGACGCTGATGCGGACGATGAAGACACCATGACGCAGCCGGTGGCTGGCCGGGAATTCACCGCGGAAGGTGCGGTGGCCCCGACGGACACCAGCACCCCGGCCACTGGCGTTCACACCAGCGCGCAGCCTGGTGTTACTCGCCGCAGGCCTACCGGCGCACCGAAGGCTGGGGAATAAGCCATGGCGATCCTCACTTCGATCCCACCGACCTACCGCACCCCGCAGGCCACGGTGGAATTCGACATCACCAGTGGTGCTCGCGGCCTGGTCGCGCTGACTCGCCGCGTGGCGCTGATCGGTGCGAAGGCTGCGGCAGGCACCCAGGCGATCAATACGCCAGTCCAGATCTTCGTGGACGGTGACGGTGATCGATACTTCGGACGTGGCAGCGAACTGGCCCTGATGTGCCGCGCGGCCCTGAAGGCAGCGCGCAAGGCTGGCCAATCCCCGGAGATCTGGGCCGTGGCCCTGGCCGCAGCCGCTGGCACTGCCACCACGAAGACGTTCACGGTGACCGGTCCTGCGACGGCTGCAGGAACTGCGACGATCCGGATCGCGGGACGAACCATCAGCGCACCCGTGGCGAACGGCGACAGCGCAGACACCATCGCGGCCGCGCTGAACACGGCGATCGGTCAGGAAGCCGCGAACGGGACGCTGCCTGGAACGGCCACCGCTGCGCTGGGTGTCGTCACCTTCACGTTCACCACCACGGGAATCACCGGTGAAGATCTGAAGGTCGCAGTGGATGCTGCGCCTACGGGTGTCACCATCGTGGCCGCAGCTGGCGCGACTGGTACCGGCGCTTACGACATCACCGCATCTCTCGACGTCCTGCGGGACAAGCACTATAACGCGGTGGCGATCGGGAATCATACTGCGACGGACGTCACCGATCTGGCGACGTACGAAGACGAACGCGGCGCAGCTGGTGTGAAGCGCTGGACGTTCGCCTTCATCGGCCACAGTGGGACGCTGTCCGCGGCCACCACGCTGGCGACTGCCGCGAATAAGGAATACACGGTCATCGTCGCATGCGAGGACTGCCCGAACCTGCCCGGTGAAATCGCGGCGCAGGCTGCTGTGACGCGCATGGCGGAAGCCGATCCGTCCCTCTCGATGTCTGGGAAGGAACTGGATCTCTATCCGCCACCACCTGCGTCTGTCTTCACACCAGGTCCTGGTGGTGAAGTGGAAGCGGCCCTGGCTGCAGGCGTTACCCCGCTGTCGGTGACGCAGACGGGTGCGGTGTACATCGTCCGCCTGGTCACCACGAAGACCACCCACAACGGTGCGCCTTACGATCTGCTGCGGGACTTCGGTGTCCCCTACACGCTGACCTGGGTGGGTGAACAGGCGGACGCGCTGGTCCTGACGTTCATGGCCGATCGTCGCAATAAGAAGATGACGGCCAGCACGCGCAAGCGTCTGCGCTCGCGACTGCTGGACATGCTGCGCCAGGCGGAAAAACTGGAGTACGTCCAGAACGTCGAAGCGCACAAGAACGAAGTTCAGGTGGAAGCGGACACCGTGGTGCGCACGCGCATGAACTATGACATTCCGGTGTCGGTGGTCCCTGGACTCGAGCAAGCCGCAGGCGTTCTGCGGCTGTTCCTCGAAAACGCTGCGGCCTAGTAGGAGACCACCATGGCGATCACTTTCGTGGACATGGCTGCAGTGGAGATCGACGGCGTTCTGATGCGCACGATCAAGTCCATCACGATCGACAGCAGCGATCCGAAGGCACCGGTTAAGACGATGACTCCCGCACGGCGCGCCCTGGGTGTCACGCACGGCATCGCGGAATTCAGCGTGAAGATCAGCGCGGTGATCGAAGCTGGCGATCCTGAAGTGGACTGGTACGCGTGGATGATCAACAAGGAGTCCAGGCTGCTGGTGTTCGACCTGAACGGGGACGGCAAGCGCATCAGCCTGGTGGACCTGTACGTGAACAGCGTGTCAGAGAAGCACGATGAAGG